TTCTTTCTTATACTCAGTCAACACTGTAATGATGTAGTCTGGATCTTTTAATGTTTGTTCAATTACATTGTCTGTTGCGTAGATACCGTGTTTTCGAATAGCGGGTAGGACGTCTGAAGTTACCCATCGTTTGAATTTTCGAGCGGTTTCTCTGATTTTTTCGTTTTTACTTTGTTTAGAAGCGTCAAAGATTAAACTGTATAATCCTGATTCATTGATAATGATCATATTTCTGTTTTGACCTGATGCACTAAATTGGTGCGTCAGCTTGTCCTCGCTATCAACATGATTTCTGATGGCATTGTCTGCCCTTGCATATCCTAAAATTTCAGCAATATCTTTTCCTACAAAATAAGGTTCGTTTTCAATTTCCACTGTTCTTACTGGTAGCTCTTTAAAATTAAATGTTTGTAATGCTTGCATTGTTCGTTCCTCCTATTAAGTTGTTTGTTTTTCTCCTAAAAACTTATTAACAAAGTATTGTTGTCCTTTGCCTGTTACTTTTGGCGTCTTACTAATTGATGTGTGACCGTCCGAATGTGTGATTGATGTTTCTTTAATTTCGAATAACTCACGTTCCATTGAATACTGTGTAGGCATGTTATAATCCACACCCTTGCGTTTAATAAGGAATCCGTTTTGACGTAACCACTCAAACAATCTGCGTTGCCCGATGTTTATACCGTTTTGTTTAATGATCTTTGCTAACTCTCCAACTAAAATTGATGTCTTAGTAGTAGCTACTGCATCTGCAAATACAATTTTTGGTTTATCACGTTCAATCTTTGTTTCTAATTGATTGATTGTGTTGTTAGCAATTTTTAAAGCACGTTGCATAATCATTTCTGGACTGTTCCATGCTTTCTCTACTTGGATGAAATACTCTCTAAAATCAAAACCTTTTTCTGTACCTGACATCATCGCAACATGTTTAGCTACATCAAGTGTTAAAGCATAATCTTCTAGTTGTCTTACAGCTCCGTTATTAACAACCGTACTTGTAAGTACACTTGTAAAATCCCTATTTTCTTTGAAATGCTTCAAGTTAATTTCTGCCCAAGCGCTAAAACGCTTTTTAACTTCCAAAGCTTTATATAACTCTCTTGCACTTATTGCGATTTCTCCATTTTCTTTTTCTTGTATGTTGAACATTTCGCCGATGTTCGATTTTGTTTTTAATGCTTGCATATTGTTTATGCTCCTTTCGTGTATAATGTTGTTATCAACCTAAGGAGGTGATAAGTATGAAACTTCTAGTTACTTTAAAGGATGGTTCAAAAAAACATGTTTCGGATTTAAAGAAAATTGTTTTTCCAGGATATGAAGGAATTGAAACTGTTACAAAAGAGGAAATCGAAACATTTTTTCTAGACCCTACTAAAACTTATGTGTTTGTTGGATCTCAAACTCTAAGTGTGGAGGCAGGGCAAATCCTTACCGTTGAATTTAGCTAACCTTTTTCAACAACTCTGCAACTGCTCGCAACAGTTCAGGGTTGTTGTTTCTTTCTAAACAGTAACTAGCATGCTTGAGTAATTTGAGTTTTAATTTATTTTTTTCTTTCGCAATTCTAAATTTTTGTAACATTTGTTGTTCCTCCTTTATTCGAAATCATCGATAGTTAATTCTGAAACTCTCTTTTCATAGATGTATAAATAATAGTTTTTGATTTCTCGATAAACTTTTGCTGCTAGGTTGTATTCACTTTCACTCAAGTCTGAATTAAGTGTCACTCCAAAAATTGATAATGTTAATTTTCTAATATGGTCATGAACATCTTGTACATAAGCTTTTTGATGAATTGATTCGAAGCCATGCTGATACTTTTTTAGCGGAATCGGATGATTGAGCTTCCTCAATCTTCCTAGCGACAAATCTTTTGCGAAATTGAGTTTTTTATTGATTTCTTCTAAATCGTCATTATTGATTCTTACTTTACTGAAAATTGCACCTGAGCTGATTGGTTTCTCGCCTTTTATAGCATTTCTAACTTCTTTCGCTATAATTTCTTTCAACTCTTCTTTGGTTAATGTGATTTGTTCCATAGTGTCCTCCTTATTTTTATTTAGTTGTCACTTTCGAAACTTAAAGTTTAAAAAAAATCATCAACTTTAACATTTAAATGATCTGCTAATTTTTTAGCTTCTGAAGTTGTAAAATCTCTGCCATTAATTCGATTTATCTTTATACTCAATAAACTTCTACTCATTCCGATTGCTTTAGCAACTTCTTTTTGGTTAGTTCCTTTAAGTGCAATCAAGCTTTTTATTTTTAAGTATGGTTTATCTGCTACACTAGTTGTCATTGAACCCCCTCCTTTTGTTTCGTTTGTAACAACTTGATTTAAGAATACATCATAAAAGTTTCGATGTCAACAACTTTTGCAATAATATTTTCCTTGCGTTTCGTTTTCGAAACTTTTATAATGAAATTATCTTATATAAGGAGGGTTTCGTATGGGTATTGGTGAAGGTTTAAAGAAGCTAAGAAAAAATAAAAATATGACTATGGAACAATTAGCAACTGATCTTAATAATAAATATCCCGACTTAATGAAATTAACGAAAGGCAAGATATCAAAATGGGAAAATGAAAAGGAAGAACCTCGATTATCAACTGCCAAAATTTTGGCTGAGTACTTCAATGTGAAGATTAATGATTTGTATAGTGAATCAAATACTACATACAAAGACGATAACGACATCACTTCCATATACAACAAACTCACACCTCCCCGCCAAGAAAACGTACTTAACTATGCAAATGAACAATTGGAAGAACAGAATAAAGTCACTTCTATAGATGGATATAAAGAGTCTAAACTAGTATCGTATATTGCATGTGGTGCAACTGGTGCTGGCATAGGAGAAGAATTATATGATGACATATTGCATGAAGAAGTATTTTTTAAAGAAGACGAAACGCCATCAAATGCTGATTTTTGTATTTTAGTTAATGGTGATTCAATGGAACCTATGTTAAAACAAGGAACATACGCTTTTATTAAGAAAGAAGATTCTATTAAAGATGGTACAATTGCACTCGTTGTATTAGATGGAGTAAGTCTTATCAAGCGTGTAGATATATGCGAAGACTATATTAATTTGGTATCTCTAAATCCGAAGTATGATGATATCAAAGTCGCTTCGTTTAGTAATATTAAAGTAATGGGCAAAGTTGTATTGTGATTAATAGCGCCTATATGGCACTTTAATATAAAAGACGTCTATTTCAGCAGTGTTTAAAAGGAGTTTATAATGAAAATAACTAATTGCAAAATAAAAAAAGAAACTATAGTATATGAAGTTTTAACTAGTGGTAATCAACCATTCACTTATGAGTTACCTAAAGATTTATCGTCACATAATGCGCGTAAATACTTGGAATTTATTTCACAAAAAATAGATGGCGATAAGTTAAATTAATTCAAAGAATAAAGTAACTTCATAAAGAGTACGAAGAAAACGATCTAATGACCGAACTTATTCTTGAATATTTAGTAAAAAAGTATGTTGAAGAAGAATATAAGAAATAAACGCCTATATGGCGTGAGGAGGATGAGGGATGGAAGAGAATAAAACTTTAAAAGAATACTTGCGTAAATTTTTAGAAGGCTACAAATATGTAGTTGAAAACAGATACAATTATCAGTTTAGTAGCAATCCAGAAGCTTTCCCATTCATGAGAAAAGACGATTACAAGATTTCGATATTTTATCTAAATCAATCTTTTTTTGAAGAACCTTGCATCGTCGTTATCTCAAATGACAGTAAATTAAAAGAAATATATAATTTTCGTAATATTGATATCAAATATTTGTCTAAACACTTTACTTCATACATATATGATTCTAAAAAGTATGTAGAAGAACAATCCGGATTATTAGATTTTAATAATTACATTTATTACACATCTATTTACTACGGAAAATATATCGGGACCGTAATATTACAAAACAATTTAGATTTATTTTTTAATTATGGCAAAAGATTAGCTAACGATCATTACAATACATTGATATCGAAGTCGAAAGAAAGATTGATAAACAAAGCACATGATGAAATACAACCGTTCAACCACTTAGATTTAAATAGTATGAAAGAGATTGTTGATGATATAACTTTTTCTTATCAAATAGAACAAGGATTACAAGCTTATAAAAGGGAATTGTATTTGCCAGCTGCAGCAACCTTTGCTGTTGCTATAGAAACGTTTTTAATCAAATTAAAAAAAGTTAATAAAATCAAACATAAAGACACCGATTCAACTATGTACACAAAATTATTAGGAGAATTAACTAAAGAAGGTAAAGTAAATTATAGAACCAAAAAACGGGTAGAAATTGCGTATAGTATGAGAAACATAATCAACCATTCACAAGCTGGTGCAGTAGCCAAAGGTGATTGTGACTTTCTTTTAAACACACTAAAAGACATTGTTGATGAAAACGAAAAAATATTAAGAGAATATACCAAATCAATTAATAAGACGGAATAAATAGGTATCCTTGTATTCAGATTTGATTTTTAACATAATTTGTTCATAAATTTTTAATTTAAGTTCTTGTTCATCGTCATAAATATCAAATTCACTACTATAATTTTCAACTGATTCTTTTATATAAGCTATTTCTGCGTCAGTAAATTTTACACACATTTCATCACCTACTTTTTATTTTATTATATCACATTTAGTAGCTAGTACTAAAATCACGGGTAGCCCGCCTACCCTTATTATTTTTTGCCAATTTTGAGGAGGGAGCACATGAAAGTAGCAATTTATACTAGAGTGAGTACACTTGAACAAAAAGAAAAAGGACACTCTATCGAAGAACAAGAAAGAAAATTAAGAGCTTACAGCGACATAAACGACTGGAAAATTCATAAAGTATATACTGACGCTGGATACTCCGGAGCTAAAAAAGACAGACCCGCTTTACAAGAAATGTTGAATGAAATAGATAATTTTGATTTGGTTTTAGTCTATAAACTAGATCGATTAACTCGAAGTGTTAAAGACTTACTAGAGATACTAGAATTGTTTGAGAATAAAAACGTGTTGTTTAGGAGCGCAACAGAAGTATATGACACAACTTCTGCTATGGGACGTTTGTTCGTAACATTAGTAGGTGCTATGGCAGAGTGGGAGCGTACTACAATTCAAGAGCGTACTGCAATGGGTCGACGCGCATCAGCTAGAAAAGGGTTAGCTAAAACTGTCCCTCCTTTCTATTACGACAGAGTAAACGATAAATTTGTGCCTAATGAATATAAAAAAGTATTACGATTTGCAGTAGAAGAAGCGAAAAAAGGTACTAGTTTAAGAGAAATAACTATAAAATTGAACAACTCTAAATACAAAGCACCCTTAGGTAAAAACTGGCACAGATCAGTTATAGGCAATGCTCTAACGAGTCCGGTAGCTAGAGGTCATCTTGTTTTCGGTGACATATTCGTCGAAAACACCCACGAAGCTATTATAAGTGAAGAAGAATACGAAGAAATAAAATTAAGGATAAGTGAAAAAACTAACTCTACAATCGTAAAACATAACGCTATTTTCAGAAGTAAACTATTATGTCCAAACTGTAACCAGAAATTGACTTTAAACACAGTCAAGCATACGCCTAAAAATAAAGAAGTTTGGTATTCTAAACTATACTTTTGTTCTAACTGCAAAAATACTAAAAATAAAAATGCATGTAACATCGACGAAGGCGAGGTTTTAAAACAATTTTACAATTATCTAAAACAATTTGATTTAACATCATATAAAATCGAAAACCAACCTAAAGAAATAGAAGATGTCGGCATCGATATTGAAAAGTTGCGAAAAGAACGCGCTAGATGTCAAACACTTTTTATAGAAGGTATGATGGATAAGGATGAAGCTTTTCCAATAATAAGTCGTATTGACAAAGAAATACATGAGTATGAAAAGCGCAAGGATAATGATAAGGGTAAGACTTTTAACTATGAGAAGATTAAAAATTTCAAGTATTCATTGCTAAACGGCTGGGAATTAATGGAAGATGAGTTAAAAACTGAATTCATAAAGATGGCAATCAAAAACATTCATTTTGAATATGTAAAAGGAATTAAAGGGAAGCGCCAGAACTCATTGAAGATTACGGGTATAGAGTTTTATTAA